TAAAAGTTAAAGGAGAACCTGAAACTTGCATGCCAGCATATAGCTTGTTTAAATTACCATATTCAGAAGCTGCTACACCCCAGTTACTATAATTGACTGATATATTATCTGATTGAAAAGTAGCTGTTAAAGTAACTTCATCAAATAATAACGGAGCTTTATATGGAAAATATTTAGCAACAGATATTTGATCTTCATTTGTATAATAAGTGTTATCTGCTATAGCTTTAGTTACGTTTATTTTTCTAGGTTGATTACGATCATCTGTCCAAAATAAAAGATCTTCTATTAGATCAATACCATGAATGTGATGTGTTTTAGAAAAGTTTAAAAATCTACCTTGAACTAATGTTTTATATTTATCAGCGTTAGTAAGACCTTTGTTGTTAAAAAGTAGAATGTAGCAAAGCGCTCCATAAGGTGCTGAATTACTTAATCTATCATTAGAAGTATCTGTATAATTTGTTGCTATAAAAAAAGCTCTATCATTAGCATCATCTTTAACATAACCTATAACCTCGATATTATATTCTGCTGATAAAGACCAATTAGTCAAAAACTTATTACCCAATACATTTTCTAAAGCGCCAACATCTTCTCCTTCAGATCTACTTACTTGAACATTTTCTGCATCTCTATATTCACCTTTGGAAAGTAATCTATCGTCAAGATCTTTATTCATCTTGGATTTTATAAAAGTATTTCTTGCGTTAGCCATTTATTTAATGTTTAATCCATTTAGACTTACCTCTCATAACTTGAACTATTTCCCCTAATTTTATATTTGAAAGTCTTATTTTTGCATTTCTTAGCTTAGCTGATCTTTCTCTTTGGTATCTTTGAACAATGTATTCTTGGGTGTTTGCTTTTGTGGATAGTATAGAATGATTAATATGAGCATATAACGCATCCTCGGCCATCTTAGGCACCTTAGAATCAATATCATAAGCTAATCCATCTGATATATATTCTAAAACTATAATCTTACCTGCTAAATCACTAGAAAAAGTAAATTTACCCTTTCTTTCATTTATCTGAAACCAACCATTACTTTGTGAAGTTTGAGGCTCTAAACCATATCTTTGTCCATAAGTAAATTTCCACCAATCTGTGCTAAATACATTGGGGTCATTGTCATCTATTTGTCCAGTTATATCGCTGTCGTTTGCAGAATCCCATCTTTGCTCTACTAAAGACTGAGAAGCTAGGTTATTTCCACCAAAATAATTTTGAGTAGGTATGCCATCCTCGTCTTGAATTGGTAATTCATTTGGCGATGATGTTAAATTATTTACAGGATATATTATGTGTTGAACTCCAGAACTATCTACCCAAGAACATCTAACATAGTTAACATAATCTTGAGGTATGGGTAATCCTAAACTAGCAGGTATTGTTAGTTCTTGTGATTTTATACTTTTTAAAGTGTCATAACTAAACTCCTGCAAGCCTCTTTTAGCATGAAATATAACATCAGATCTTTTTACCCTAGGTATTAATTTGTCCATACCAACATAAGCAACCATAAAGTTGTTTACTATATCTTTTAAGCTTATGTATTCATAGCTTCCATAATTATCTTCTACAGCAGGTATATTTAATTGTACGTACACGCTTCCAGTGTAAGTACCTCTTAATGTTAATGTATTTGTTAAATCGTTAGACACATATGATAGATCTTGATTTTGTATACTTCCATTTATATATATATTGTAATTAGAACTTGGAAGTATTTGATTACCTAAACTATCAAAAGCACTAACTACTTTTGTGTCAAATGTACATTTAAATGTAGGATCTACTGCCGCGCTTAAGTCTGAAAAAATTTGTTGACCAGAGTAATATTGAGCGTTTGTTTCGTTTATTAATCCCATATTTATTATCTTTTAGTATTTGCTTCGTTGCTTGCTAGTTCTTGACTTGCTGCTTGTATTATTTGAGGATCTCTTATTACTACACCAGTATATTTTAAAATAGAAAGTATAACCTCAGTTTGTTGAGAAGAACTTATTTCAAAATTAACAGATCCAGTACTTGGTATGACAGGCGATAATGAAAAGCCAGGTGTACCATCCCAAACGTAATTTCCAAGAGTAGGGTCAACTCCATATCCCCAAACGACGTCATTAGGTTTTCTAATGTAATTAAAAGTTACATCGTTATTTGTGTATGTGCTTGTAACAGTTGGAAATACAGTTACTTTGTCTTGCTTGTATTTAGCTATAGGAAAGTTTAATGTAGGTGTTGTCAATGGAGACAGAATTTGTTCAGTATAATCCCTAGCACTAACTATTTCTATTTCTGGAGAATTAAAACCTTTATTATAATTTACTGAACCAAACCTATGTAAATTAACTGGCTGCGTGTAAGTATTAGCCGAATGGCTAGAAGCATTACCACTTTCTTGAAAAACTTGAAACTCGTTTCTTATGTGGTCTACCCTAGAAGCAAACTCTACATCTGTTTTTGGCATGCGTATATACTGATTGTAGTCTTCAAAAAACTTTTCAAATATTTCTAATTGCACTTGCGTAGCTAATTGATTAAACTCATATGGAGTTAAATATCCTCTTTGTTCTTTGTTAAGAATACTTAACACCGTAGTATATACTGTGTTTACGTTTATTGCCATTTTAATTTATTATTTAAAAAAAGGCACTCCGCTAGTGGTCAATGTAGTAAATACTTATAGCTCAAATCAAAATCAAAAAAAATCAAAAAATTCAATCCTCGTCAATATCAATAATCCTTACTTTTTCTAAAACATCTTCCAAAAGAGGAGCACCTTTTGTCCACACAGCGATGTAAAATACTTCTACCGTAGCTTCATGGTAAATGTGCATAACCCTATACGTTAATCCTTGAGGTTATAACATATGAAACGTATGTATTTTTATTTACCATACTGCTTCAGTAAATTACAGCACCGTGCTTATTTATAATATCACTTGTTTATTTTAGTTATTACTTTTATTTGAGTTTTTTCTCTATTGATTTAAAAACCTCAACGCCTTCATCTGTTTTAAACCATGCAGCTAAAGCTGAATATGGATTCTCATCAAAAGGAACTGTCATTAATTTACGATCATTACTTGCCCAAGAAAAAGATCTATTATCTCCGCTTAACTTTATTATGTTATTTTCAACAGCTACAATACCAACATTCCTCAATTGAACATTTTCATCATTAGCTAGATCTATGAATAACTCAGGATTACTCTTAGCAAATAGTAATATATCTCTTTTTATTTCTTTAGAACTCATGCTTGTTACTGAAGACCCTAGCTCTACTCTTAAAATAGCTTCTGCAAAGTCAATATCCATTTCAGAAGCAGCGTTCATAGCTAATAGTTGAATTTCTAAATCACCAACTTCATCTGTAGCTTGAACAATTTTATCATGCTCTCTAAATATGATATTTCTATGAGGGTGCTTAGCTAAAAATTCTTGTAAATTTCTTTGCTCTTTCTTAACTGCCAATATGCCAGAATTAAAAACAATATGCTTTAATGTAACTTGACCTTGTTGTTCGTCTACAAATATACTTTTTTGATTTGTAGCGTATCTTAACTCTCTTTCGTAACCTTTTTCTGCATCAAACCAGACTAAAGGAAATCTCCTAGTGTGTTTACTAGGTATTGTATGAGTTAAAGGTGAGCCTTTTATTAAGTAATAATTTCTATCTTTATATTCCCAAGTATCTTTTTTTACTTCAGGAGTTGCTGGGGCTTTAGCCGCAGGCTTTTTCTTTTCTTTTGTTTCCATAATATAATATAATATAATAATTAAAAAAGACCCCGCCGAAGCGGGATCTTATTATTGTTTATGCTTAAGGCACTAACACTGCTTCACCATTAACTCCAGTAACTAGTGAACTAAGTTTCAATAATGGAGCAGGCCCAGAAGTGCCATCCATTAGATCTATAGCTTTAGTTACCGCAAACACATCATCAGCACCAAGCGCGCCAGAAGCTGCGATTACTGCTCCATAACCGTTAGTATATACTATTTGTATATCGTCGTTGGTATTAGTTTCTTTAACACTCAACACGTTGTCAGCTGATACTACATCAAATTTACCATCAGCTTTTGCTATTTTTATATGTCCCATTTTCTTATTTTTTAAATGTTAATAATTAATTAAGCTCCTTTAAATAACACGAAGTTATTAGCAGCTTGAGTTACTAAACATCTTTCAGATAAGAAGTGTACAGACATTGCATCTAAATCAGAAGTGTAAGCTCCACCAACTGAACCAGTAATCCAGTTTTTGAATCTTCGATCTTCAGTTTCAGACGCTCTATACCTTACATGTAAGAAAGGACGTCTAATATTAGATCCTAACATTTGATCATATACTGTTGAAGTTCCAGCAGGAACTAAAACACCATCGATCTCACTGTCTAGTCCTCTTGTAGAAGCGTCATTTAAGTATTTCCAGTCAGTCTTGTAGAAGTCATAAGAACCTCTTCTGAATCCTGAAAATCCAAAATTTAATGCCATTTCTTGTTCGTTGTCAAATAAACCATAAGATGCAGAAGCAGTAGAAGCATAACCTCCGCCTGCCATAGCAGCAATCATATCATCAAAATCAAGAGATGTTGATCTTGATAAAAATAACATATTTTCTTCAATAGCACCTTGCTTATCTAAGTTCTTAAGAATTTCATCAAAATCACCCATAGCACCTGAACCAGGAGCAGCAGCACCAGCAAAACCAGAGTATACATTACCTCTTGCTTCGATAGCAGCAAATAAACCTTCAGAACCTAAAAAACCTGCAGTACTTAATCTAGTCACTGTACCATCAGCTTCTTTTGCATTTTCACCTTCAACCATTTGCATTTCAAGGTAATCTTCAAAACGTAATCTAGTTTCAGACTCAGATTTTAAATACCATAAGTATCCAGATGTTCCATCTTCAGTAGCAACTTCAATCCACCCAATTTGAGCAGTATCAGAACCATTGATTTCGTACTTATCCTTTATGATTACAGGTCTGTTAGAATACTGAGTAAAAGATGGCTCAATAGAACCGTCCATACCAGGTGTTCCTTTTTTAAACTCAGCACCGTAAACAAATATATTTACATTAGGAGTTCCAGCTAAAGCAGGATTTAGTGTATTTGTTCCATATAGTTCAAATGTAAAACCAGTTACTCCAGTTCCAACTCCACCAGCTTCAAGTGTAGTTAATACTAAACCTTTTTGAACTATTAAACCTGTAGCTTCATCAGAAAATAAAACTGTTTGACCAATTCTAATTGCTGAAGTTGTAGCAGCAGGAGTTTGTCCACTTAAATCAGGTGAACAACTAAAAGGACCAGCACCAGTAATACCAGCATTTGTTAAACCTTTATAAGCTACATGCAATCTATTTTGCTCAGACCAAATTACTTGATCAGAAGTCATAGGCATTTCAGCTCCTACCATTCTCAAGAAACCAGACAAAGTCCTGTTCCCGTATCTTTCTACTTCTGCTTCGTAAAGCTCAGGTAGATATTGTTGTGCGAAGTTTAGACCGGTACCATCACCTGTCACATCATCGTTGAAATTAAGATAGTTAGACTCTAACGCCATTCTCTTTTGTGAAGGAATTATTGACGCTGGAAAACTACCAGTTTGTGTAAAACTCATTTTTTAGTTTTTAGTTTTTATTTTTGTTTGTTTGTATTTTCAACTTAGTACTGTCTTTGCCAGAAATAGCTTTAACTTTTAACCCACCAATAAAAATATCACCGTTATTTTTAGGTCGCGATGCTGTTTCTATATTTTTAGATTTATCAACCATATTTTTAATTCCATCGGATTTACCTTGTTCATAAAAATGCTTAGCGATTGTGTCAGCGTTTCTAGCAGCATACATAGCTTTGTGATAGCCTTTGTAATCAGATACGGATCCATCTTCATTCAAGAACATCTTGGTAAAGTCGGATATTTTAGATTGATCCTTAGCTAAATCTTGAGCATTATTGACATTATAGTTGAACTTTTTTTCTCCTACGTTAAACTCAAAACCTTTGAAATTCTCAGAGAAATATTCTGTACTTGTGTCAATAAACTCTTGCTGTTGTTGTATTGCTTTTTCTTGTACTTTGTTGTATCTATTGAAAAAGTCCATAGCCTTCTTTTGATCTTTGGTTACGTTAGGTCTCAACTTGATCTCTTCGTAATATTTATCCTTAGTGTCTTCCAGAAAGGTTTTGGCATTTGCAATTTCTTCTTTAAAAGCGAGTTTTTTCTTTTTTATATCTCGCTCTTCATCCAGATCCTCATCAATTCCAAAATTATCTTCCATTATGAAAGTAATTTCTTCTTCGTTTAGATGTGGTTTAGTGCTTTTATAATATTCTTTTAATAAAACTTTTTCATCTACGCTAGAGAAATCTGTATCTAATCTAACGTAGTCTTTTATTGTACCTCCAGTTTCCTCCATAAATTCAACTAATTTATTTAACCCCTTTGGTAGTTCTACGATTTTATCTTTAATTTCTTTTTTTACTTCTGGCTCTTCAACGTTTTCAGTAATTTCTACAATAACATCTTCTTTAACTTCTTTAGTTTTGTCTTCTTTTTGTAGATTTAATTTTGTTACTTTGTTTTCGGCTTTTTCAGCTTTGTTAAACTCTATTTTTATTGGAGTATCTTTTTTTGTTAATTTTTTAACTTGTTTTTTCACTTTGAACTCTCCTTGAGTTAACTCACCTCCGGCTGTTTCTTTTATTTCTTCTGACATAATATAATATAATAATTAATAATTACTCTAAAATTCCATCTGGCATAGAGTCTTGCATTCCACCACCTTGTTTAAAATCTATAGGTGGTAAATTTAAGTTTCTTTGATTTATCATTTCGCTTTGCTGTGTTCCTTCAATTCTAGTTCTAGCGTCTTTTCTATCTTCTATCATAGTTTCTTTATTTCCTAATCTATCCAATTCCATCTGCTTTAATTGCTTGTCAAACATAAATTGCATTTCCATCATTTGTTTTTTCAATTCAGCGTCTTGCTGCATTTTATTTATTTCAAATTCAGACTTACCTTTAGCTATTTGTAATGTTGTTTCAGCTAGAGCTTGTTGTTTTTGCATTTCAGCTAAAGCAGCCCTCTCACTAGACTCAGCATTTGCTTGTGCTTGCGCTTGTATATTTGCTTGGTTTTTTTGTTGATCTTCAGCAGCTTTTTGTTTTCTTTTAATCTTTATATATTGATTAGCTAACTTTAAGTTTTTAATATCTCTTATTTCTATAGCATCTTCTAGGTTTATAGACTGCTGCTGTAATGCTACTTGTATGTTTTGTTCTAACTGTGCTTTTTCTTCTTCATCTGGAACTAATTCTAAGTATATACCAAACTCAAACATGTTTAAACTATACATATCTTCTAGTGTTCCTACATTATAAGAACTTATACTAGATTTTAAGGCCTCTTTTGTTAAAGGGTATTCTAACATATCAGATATTCTTAAAGAAATATTTTCACACGTCTTAGCTGATAAATATAAACTAGCTTGAACTATATGTTTAGTAGCAGTGTTCGAGTTGGCAGCTGCAAGCTTTTGTAAGCCTACTAAAGAATCTTTGTTTGGTTGACTTCCGTCTCTAGCTTCGTTTAATCCAGTAGCATCTCTCATCATCTGCAAGTAGTACTGATAAGTTTGTATAAGAGATTGTATTTTAGCTCCACCTGAGCCTGATTGTAGCTCTTGTATAGGTACTTTACCAGGGTTAGCTCCACCATCTTGAGTCATAGATCTACCTAATATACTACCAGTTTGGAAATACATGTTAAGCGCTTCAGCTGGGTTGTAATTAGTGCCATTGCCTAAGTCTACTTCAGCTAATCCATCCACATCTAAGAAAACGCCGTCTGGGACCGTTCTAGATAACACTTGCTGTAATTTTAGATGAGTCAATTGTATCATATCAGCAAAACCTGTCATTCTTCCAACTAATGACTCTACACGACCTTTATACATTTTAGGAGCACATATGTTATAGTTCATATTAACTTTAACTAAATTAGAATCTGGCCTTACCATATTTTTCGCCAACTTCCAACTTAACATCATGTCATGACCTAAAACTTTTGCCCCTTGATACAAAACTTCTATTGACCTAGATACTCTATCGAATTTATCGTTCTTAGGAGGATTAAAAGTATCAGGTTTTTCTAAAACTTTTTCTAAACCTGTATTTGTTTCTTTTATTTTAAATACTTGATTTTGGTAAGTCTTATATTCAAAATAAAGTACTGCTACGCTATTGTTATCTTTTCTACCATTAAATTGATAATTGTAACTAGAATTGCCAGGGTATTGCTGTATACGCTCCATTTCCTCATCTGTTAAGTGAGGAAATTCTTTTTTAAGTTCATTTAGACTTATATATTTAACTTCACCAACGTACCATATATCTTGAAAATTAGGATCGTCTGTATATGAATACACTAAATCCGCTGGATCAACATATTTTACAGTAACCCCTTCTGATAAATTAAAAGAAGTTTTAACAGCCCCTATGCCTAATACGACTAAATCTTCAGCCATCCTTCTTCTAGTAAGTTCAAACTTATTAAAAGTTAAAGTATTATTTATGGCTTCTTCTTCAGCTATTTCTATAGATTGCTTATATGTCAATTGCATATGAACATCTAGTTCTTCTCTGTTTTGAGGTAGATCTTCAGGGTTAGACGTAGAATACATATTCATGCCTGTGACATTTTTTATTTGATCTATTAGTTTTTTTGCCTCTATGTCTCTTAATATTGTTTCAGCATATTCAGTTCTTTTCTTTATAGACTCTGGATCTTGTGCATAAGCTTTTATGTCATAAAGCTTTCCATCCATGCCATTAACTACTATATCTACAAATTTTGGTATTATAGGTACTGGTTGCCAATCTAAATTTAAGTAAGATAAATCTCCGTTTATAGCTAATTCATCTTTGTATTTTTGTACAGACTGTTCTGCTCTTGCATATAATCTTAGATTTCTAAAATTATTAAAATTAGTATTAAATCTACCGGACACTCCAGTTCTAGTACCGCTAAACCAATCTCCCTCAATTGCTCTACCAACTTGCCTGCCGTAATCTAAGCTTTCTTTGACTTCATCAGGTACTACCTGATCAGGAAAAGAACTACCGTTGTTAGTATTTATTTGCATTTATTTTTTTATTTTAGATAAACTTCCTTCGTTATTATATTTCATTATACCCAAGTTAATGTTTTTCTTAACAATAGTAGAAACAGGTGTGTACCTGTTTTTATTACAAGCCATTATTGCTAAACCAGAACTTATAGAAGCATCGTGCTTTGTCCTGTTGTTTATATCAAAAGTAGCCCAATCTTCTAGTGTTTTTTGAAAAAACATGTCACCATACTCCTCGTTAGAGTAACCTATATGAGTTTCTATATAAGACTCAATAGCGGCTGCATGTGCTTGCTTAATGTCTTCACTTGAATTAGGTATTCCACCAATTTCTTTTTCAGTTGTAGATAATTTATTCCAAACTCTATCGGGTCTATTCATTGAAAACCCTCTATATCCTCTACGCTTGAAATAATACAGTAATCTAGGTTTATTGTTTTCACATAATATTGGCATACCATAAAATACACATGCCATTAAAACATCTTCAAAGAATATCTCAGCAGTTTGTGGCCTTGATATATATTCTAAAAAAAAGTGATTAGGTGGTGCGTCTTCCATAGAAAACTTTGTTAAACCATGCAACGATCCGTTAGAACCTTTACCATCTACAGTTCCTGATATATCATAACTATCACAACCAAAAGCGCCTATTTGTTCATTTCCAGGGTATTTTGAGCCGTTTTTAATTATAACATTATTTTGTAAATTAATATTTGGAACCCAAGAAACTTTAAATCTACCGTTTTTATTAGGCATAAAAACTACTCTAGTATCTTTAACACCATTGACCCATTGAAAACTACCTACAGATACTCTACTTAGATTATTAACTTCATCGTTATAATCTATTTGTTGATATATCTTAGTTAGATTAAATAAACTTTGTTTAGACTCATCTCTAAAAGCGTGCTGCTCTGTTCTTGGGAATTGTCTGTAATATTCATTTAAACTGTCTTGATCAGATTTTAATCCTTCAACTTCGTTTTCCCAATGCTCAATAACGCCTGTTGTAATGTCATAACCGTCGACTCCTTTGATTGGATTTTTTTCTCTAATGAAAACAGGTGATCCGTGAGAATCCATGAATCCTTCGTAGTTCCATTCCATAGGGACGAACAAAGCATAGAGTCCAGAAGAAGTTTGTCCATTTCTATTTCTTTTTGTAACGTCTGAATTATAGTATAGTTTTTTGAAATTGTTTCCACCTTTATCTAATGCATTTGAAGTTGAGCCCATCATACATTTGCCTACGATTCTTGATCCTAGTCTTAATGTAGTTTTTGTAACCCTCCAATTATTTAATATATTGTCAGGTCTCTCCCACTTACCACTTTCATCATGAGCTAATAGTTTTAGCTTTTCACCATCGTAAGAGTTGTCACCAGTATTTTTCCAGTCAATAGTTGTATCAAGTCCGTCTAATTCTTTTAGTTGCTCATTGCTCTCAAGCTTCCTTCTAGTAAGCTTCGAAGCTGGAACTCTGTATGCAAGTTCTGTTTTAGGACGATCCATACCGTCCTGGATTGGTTTGAAGAAAAACGGATAGTTAACGGATATTGGTACGACTTTATCTGTAAACATTTTTTTAGCATCTGATCCAGATTTAGAGAGTATACCGAATCTGGAGTCACTAGATATTGTTGCTTGGTTAACAAGTTCCGCTGAGGACATAAATGAAAATCCAGATCGTCTGTTTTTAAGATAGCACATCCCGTAACATCTCGTATCTGCTTTACATGCTTCCCAAAATATATAGAATAATCTATTTGCTTCTCTAAAATCTGGTGCCCCAACGTCGATCTTTGACCATTGTAGGTACATGTAATGAGTACCAGTAATATAAGTAGCAAGACCGTTGTTATAGAACCAATAACCTTGTTCTCTTCTTTTAAATTCTTCATCTATATAGTCATACCATTTTTCTTTAAACTCAGCTGGATACTCTTCCCAGTCAAATCTAGATTTAATTCTACTTAATTCTTTTGGATACTCTTGCTTTTCCCATCTTTGATCCTTTTTAACTTCACTTCGTTTAAACGGTTCATCTGTTGCTGGTAAAGCAATCCTGAGATTTTGTATTTCAATGACTTGTCCAATTTTTCCAGTTTTACTTATTACTATAAAATCATAATCAGAGTTGTAACCATACTCCCATTTTTTGAAACGATTTTGTTTCTTTAATATCTTAGGGTTAACAATGTCTTTAACTTCTTTCCAAAGAGTTTGCTTGTACATTACTTACTTCTCCCTTCTGCAAATCCTTTAAAAGTTTTTTGTTCTTTAACTTCTTTAGGTTTTTCATTTAAAATATCTTCTTCTAATTGTATTCTATTTAATATTTCAAATGCATCAAATATTGCTAGTTTTTTAGTTGCAGCAGCATTTTTTAATCTATCAGCGCTTACATCATCGTCTGAGTCAACAATCTTTTCTTTTGCTACTTTAATTAGTTCTTCAACTGCTTTTTGCCCAGCTTGGATTATTTTCTTTTTCGTTTCCTTGGTATTCATGAGTTAAAGCTATATCATTTGATTTCATACAATAAAGTCGTTCACCTTCTATTATAAACTCAAATTCAGAGTTAGGTGTAAACGTAATAAGTGTTCCAGGTGTTATTCCTAGCGCTTCTAAGGTATCATTAGTATATTTTACTATACCAACATTAGGTTGTTCTTTTATATTATCTAAGATATTGGTACTTAAAACTGGTTTTACAAAACAATAATCTAAGTGAGGTTTTGAATTATACATATATATTTGCTCGGGAGAACAAAAATAAAGATCATCTTTAAAATAGGTTGAACTATCTCTTTCTTTACCTTTTTGATCATACCATCTTCTAAATATATTATGGTGAATATAAACTTCATCACCAGTTTTAATTTTAGTTTTATAAGCAGATGGAATCGAAACTACAACTGCTTTTTTACTTACAAAAATATGGTTTTCTATATTTGAATTAATAATTAATTCTTTATCGCCTATAGATTTAGTGTTATCATACCTTTTATCTGTTGGTTTGATAATAAAATGATATATACTATTCATTAATATTTAAGATCATACTCTACAGAAATAGACATATTAGCATTAAACTTTTTCCAAGGTAAGACTTCATTATTTTTAGTTATAAAAATATTATACGATTGGTCTTTATCTTCAAATAGAATATCGCTAATAGTATGCCCACCGTACACTTCTTGTCCAGTAGCATAATGCATTGCATCGTTCTTATAGTCAGAACCTATACTAATCTTTCTTATTACTTTCGACATCAGTATCTATTTTAGTGTAAGCACCATTTTCAAGGTTAATATTAATAGCCCCGTATTCAGCTTCTAATACCTTTTTGTAATCTTCTATTTCCTTATTAACTACAGCTATATCATGCAATAATCCGTGTTTTTGGCCTTCTAATAAACCTATATTGTGAACTAACTCGTTGAGTTTTTTCTGTTGCTCTTGGATTGATTTTAATTCTTCTTCTTTAATTTTCATTTGATTTAATTTAATTTAATTTTATTGATTTTAGATTGGTTAAGCCGAGCACACGTCGGGATCTTCAGTAACAAGTCCATCAGAGCCTATTACATAATAAATTCGCAGATTGTTGAATTCTGGTATATTTTGAGAATACCAACCTGGTTCAGGGTACCCAGTTGCCTCTGCGTCAATGTATATTCTTGAGCCTTTCTCTGGAAAGATTACATCCGGAACAGGTCCTGCTGTTGTGAAAAAAAACCCTTCAATGGCAGCGGCACAAGCTAATTCTTTACTGCTTCTAGCGATAGTTGTTGTGTCAAACTTGAAAATTTCCCCACTTGGAGGTATTACTCCACCTCCGCCTCCGCTTCCACTCCCCGGTCTTGATGACCCAGGTAAATTAGACAAACTAGGGACTTTTATCCCAATTCCGATTTTCATATTTTAATATAAAGCTACTAGTTCGCCCTTATTAAACACTTCAAATGGCTCACCTTCCTGATTTAACACAGCTTCTACAGATACAATTAATATAGGTAAAAAAGAACCTGCTGTTATACCTCTAAAGGATATCGGCTCTTTACTACCTTCAAGTCTCACTACTATTGTATCGAAAGTGCCACCTACGTACAGTGTGCACCCTATTGTATCTGTGTTGGGTATTCTTTGTTCAATAATTCCCTCAGACCCTAAGTCAAGAGCATCGTGCGCAAGTATTCTTGGTTGAGCATTTTCATTGCCTTCTAATCCTCTAATATTTTGTGTATTGTATGTTGCTGGCATTTTATTTGTTTATTTTTGTTATTTTTTCAGCACCACGACTCCCGAAGTATGCTACATATACTGTTACCAATAATGTTTTTAATAAGTTTATCCAAGCTTCATCAACTTGAAATTGTAAGTGAAAAGAATCTACAGCCATCATAAATACAGCTGATCCAGTTAAAAATACTAAAGCTAAAGGTCTAGTGTTCTTACTAAGCCAAGAGTCTGATTTCATATCAGATCTCCATCTGCTAGATACTTCTTTCATTTCTGCTATGTCTTGTTCTATAAGCTTCATAGCTTGTTCTTTATCAACTGCCTTAATCTTATTATCACTTGATATAAGATTTTTTACTACACCAAGCGTGCCTTGATTAGGTAATACATCTCCAAGAGCTTGCAACACCTTAGGAGCTTTGCTTGATAGAAAGGCACCTATTTTAGTTTCATTAAATGATTTTTTCATTTAACAAGAATTTTTAGTACATGAAGTTGAAAACTTTGTAGAAAATTGAGGCTTTCTATTTTTTTGCTTATATTTTGTGGTTTTTGTTTTCTTAGGCTTGTATTTTGTCTTTTTCTTTTTTATAGAAGTAGTTATAGTTGGTGTTTTAGATGGTGGAGTTTTTGTTGGTGGAGTTTTCGTTGGTGGTGTTTTAGGAGTGTCAGGTTTTTTAGTAAAATACTCTTCTTTGGCTGTGGCTGTTTCTTTTTTAGCTGGAAATCTATCCTTATAAGAAGAACTAATATATTTCTTTTTAACAAGCTCTTCGCCGGTAGCATCTGGAAATCTAGTTTTTAATCTGCTTATATAATCACCAGAATCTGTTGCTTTTTTACCTGTTGTTTTTGCTTTTGCAACTGTAGATCCAGGTTTATCAACTGTGCCTTCTGCTGATCTATAATGTCTAGTTCTACCATCATCAAGCTTTTCAGTTTTAAACTCTGCTTTCTTTAAATTAGCATCAGCTGTGGCTTGAGCTTTCTTTTTTTCTTTATCACCTTCTCCAGGAGCAGATGCGCCATCAACAGATGCGCCTATCAAACTTCTTTCGGTCATATGTTTAAAAGGTTTATTATTGCCTCTATATCCTTTTAA